AATATTATAATGACGTTGGCACAAAACAATGAAAATATTTTTAAAATATTAAAATATAATACTTATGATTGTTTATCCCAGCCTAATTTAACATTTGAAGAAAAAATGGAAATGATTTATAAAAATCAAGACCAGCAACAAGACTATAGGATTTTTCTTAATCCTTTAGTTGAAAATATGCAATATGATGCTACTACAATTTTAAAATGTTTTCGCTATGATAATTGGCCTAAAAATCATTTGATTGCTGTAGTGGTATATGAGTTTGATATTCTTTTTGGTGATAAGATAGCCATGGTAGAATACAATGGAATCCCTTGTAATAGAGCAGACGTTATGGAAATGGAAATAATGAAAACTCTTAATGGGGCTGATATTGGTGGTATTGGACAATTTCAGTTTAATGCTGATTTATCTCAGTATTGCCGTTCAAGAATGGCTTTAAATAACACAAGAAATTATAATGGATGTACTATTTTTATGGCAATACAAATTGGTTCTATAGCTGAAAGTGGGTGTTTTAATGTTTGATATAACGCCATATCAAAATTATATTGAAATTGATTTACCCATTCCCTATATAACCAGAAAAAAAGAAACTATAATGTTATATCCTGTTTTCACAAAAGATGCTAATAAATTTGTTCCTTCTTATGATATTTTAAGAATTGATAAAAATAAAATTGGAGATGTCAATATTATCCAAAGTTCTTATTTACAATTTTTATTACAGGTTGTTTTGTATGATGATTTATTTGGGGGAGCAGATGGGGTTAAAGCACCTCATACAATTTTTTATTGGAAATTTATACGAATTTTGGAACTATGTTTTCAATTAGATAATATAAGTGAACAATTCTTAATAAAAATAAATGACAAAGGAAAATTTGTTTTGTTCATTAAAGATATCTTGATAGATTATAAAGATTTTAATAATATAATTCAGTTAATTATGTATCAAAATGTTTATGGCTATGAAGATGATACTGACATGAATCCAGATATTAAAGAAGCCATAGATGAATATTATGCTTTGGTAAATAAGGGTAAAGAAACGGTTACTCTTGAGCGTAAAATTTCTATTGTTACGGCTCATACTGGTATATTAAAAAAAGAATTGTTACTTATGACTTATTATAGTTTTATGTCCTTATTTGAAGCAGTAGTCGATGAAATAGATTATGTGGTAAATAAGAATATTGAAGCTAATGGAGGTAAATTTAAACAACCTATAGAACATTTTGTATATAGAGATAAAAAGAGTAAATATTCTAATGCTTTTGGAAAGAAAGAGAGTTTAGAAAAAGGATTCAAAAAAATATAATTTTTTAAATAAGAAAGGGGCAAAATAAATGGCTGATATTTATTTGGCTGGTGTAGCCACAGTTGATTTGTACGATGGACGGGAATTATTCTCCACAGCAAAAACTCTGGTAGATTCTTCGATTTCTTTAAACGTATCTTTGGAGGAAATTCGTGCAGGACAGGGCGCAAAGCTGTACGGTAAGTATGCACATTCCTCTGTAATGGACCTTAACCTTACAGACGCTATGTTCCGTTTGGAATATATTGCTAAGAATGTAGGTAGTGAAATTTCTATTGGAGGTACGGCAATTTTTAATGAGCAGGTTACAGTTTCTACTGCTGGAAGTATTGATGTAACCAATACTCCTGTCTCATTTGGAAGCTATGGAGCGGTAGTTTGGTATAAGAAACCTTCGGAATCTTCTTGGACTTCTGCTATACCAAATGGTAAAACTGTTAGTATCACTGGTGCAACAGTAGGAGAAATTTATTGTGTTAAGTATGCAAATACTTTTGATTCTATGCGAGTATTAACAGTAAATGCTAACTTTATTCCTGCGACTGTTCATGCGGTTATGACTGCTTCACTTTTCCAGGGTAACAGTAATAATCCTAATGATGCCAATACGACAAAGATTGGTGAGGTTCAGATTGATATTCCACGTCTTATGCTTTCTGGTGCGCAGGATATCACTATGAATATGACAGGTGCGGCTCAAACACCTCTTACTGGTTCAGCATTGGCTACCAGTGAAACAGAAGGGTGTGAAGAGGATGCTATTTACGGTACTATTAAAGAAATTATTAATGGTGCCAATTGGGTTAATGACGCATATGCTTTAGCTATTACTCAGCCTGATATAGAACTTACTGTTGGAGAAAAGGAAACTATTAGTGCTTATGCATTAATTAGAAATGCTTCTCCTAAAAAAGTAAATCCAACTCAGTTGACATTTACAAGCTCTGCTACTGCTACTGCCACTGTAGAGAACACAGGCGAAGTAACAGGTGTAGCGGCTGGTACTACTACGATAAACGTAGCTTTAACCGCTAATCCTACAATAGAAGGTTTTGCTAATGTAACTGTGGCATAATGTCTTTTACGAGTTTGTAACCATAGAAATGGGAATGAGAGATACCTCTTGTTCCCATTTGTACATAATTTAGAAAGAGGTGTAAAAGTATGTGTCCAGATTCATATAAAGATAAAGTAGGAAACAGAGAAATGATTAAATGTCGTAAACAAGGAGGAAATATATGTCCTTTTGTTTATTGGTGTGAGAAAATTCAGGATTGGAAACCTTTAAGAGATACTCAGGAAACTTGTATGATTAGAACTAGGGTGGAAAAACCAGATAATGCCAGCATAGTTAGATTTGAAAAGAAAGGCCAGCTATATATAGAATATGATAACGGAGTAATTGTATTAGATAATCCTTTTAATTTTGTGCCTAAATATGTTACTTTAATTAAAGGCAAAAATGGAACTTTTTACATTAATAAGAAAAAAGGATATCAGTAATAATTATTATATTAAAGGTCCGAAAGTCTTTATAAAATAAAAAAAGAGTTATATAACATAAAAAATATAACTCTTTTTATTGACATTATAACAAATAGATGATATAATAACCTTATAAAAATATAAGGAGGTTTATTATGAAACTTGGATTTAATGATTTGATTGAAGCGTATAATGAATTCAAATTTATTCAAAGTACTTATAAAGGAGAAAAAACAGACTGGTACGAAGTTCATTTAAAATTTTACAATCTTATGAAAAGTTTAAACGAAGATGTACGTCAGAGCGGTAATTATAGCTTTAATCTTTTTGTTAAGAGAAATTTATTATCCGCAATAGAAGAAGAGTATATCAGAGTAGGTAAAATTATTGACGAAAAAGAAAGAAAAGAAAGGGAAGAATCTAATAAAAATATAAGATATTGCCCTAAATGTGGAAAACCTTTATTTCTTCGTCAAATAATGTTTGAAGGAAGTATACATTATCATTTTGAATGTAAAGGATGCCATTACAGACCTAAAAACCTTCCAGGAAAAACGATACAGGAATCTTTAGAATTGTTAGATAATTGGCTTAATAAATAAATTAAGCTACATAAATAAGGAGATATTTTTATGAGATATAAACAAAATGTTTGTCGTGGAGATGTTTTTTATGCAGATTTAAACCCAGTGATAGGAAGTGAACAAGGAGGGATTCGTCCTGTATTGATATTACAAAATAATATAGGAAATAGATTCAGTCCTACAATTATAGTTGTTCCTTTGACAACTAAGCCCAAAAAGTGTTTACCCATGCATCATGTTATAACTAAAGGCAATTACGAGTTTCTTTTGGCTGATAGTATAGCATTAGTAGAGCAGATAAGAAGTATTGATAGAAGCCGTTTAAAAGAATGGATTGGTTCATTATTGGATAAAGATGTTGAACGAATTTATACTAAGGCCATTATCAACTTAGCTAGTGACTAATTATAAAAAAGAGGGGAGGTAACTTTTTGGTGGACGAAGCGGCGGTACAGGAAATTAAATTGGACTTAAAAGCTGCGAATGATAAAATAAATAACCATGAAGTTAAGTTGGTTCGTTTAGAAGAATCTCATAAATACATTACGCAAATGGCAGAAGATGTTATAGGAGTTACAAAAGAATTAAATATCACCATGCAGAATGTACAATTAGCTATGAGAGGAATACAAGGAAATATGGAAAATTTAACTGCTGACATGGGAGATATTAAAGAACGAATGAACAAATTTGAAGATGATAATAATATTAATGTTCTTTCTGCCATTAAGAAAAATTGGAAAACTATTGTACTTGCATTAGCTTTTATCAGTTATGTTATGTTGAGTAAATATGGGATTCATATTTAATCATAGAAACTTAAAATTTATTTTTAAAGAATGAAAGGAAGGTTTAATATGCCAGATTTTGGAATTGTTTCTATCCCAGCTATTGTTGTAATTGCTTATCTTGCAGGAAGTATTGTAAAGAATTACACTCCACTTGAAAACAATAAGATTTTGCCTATTGTTGGAGTAGTGGGAGGTATATGTGGAGTGATAGGTTTTCATATTATGCCTGATTTCCCGGCTCAGGATGTTATGACAGCGGCGGCAGTGGGTATTGTGTCTGGAATGGCTTCTACGTGGGTAGACCAGACTGTAAAGAAGGTTACAAACAAGTAACAGCAAGTACGAATCATTAAAGACTGGTTGATGATAACTTGTTACACTTAAGGGAGAGTGAGAGTTATACTCTTTTGTACTCTCCCATACATATAAACATAGCAAAGAAAGGAAATGAATACTATGAAAAAAATTGGAATTACTTCAACTTATATTGAGGAATTTGATGTATATGTTAATACTTATATGACGTTAAGCGAGGTAGAATTAATCGCTAAGAAGATGATGTTAGGTAAAACTTATACAGAAGAAATTTTAATCCGTGATAATCTTATTGTTAAATTACTTACAAATATAACAGATGAAGAAGGAGATGATTACGATTATTTGGTAAATAGTGGCTTAATGGATAAGATACTGAATTCTATTAAGAACTTACATTTAATTGATGAATATATTAATCATGCGCGTAATACTTCTTTCGCAGTTATTACTTTTCTTAATACCTTATCTAAAAATTTAGATAAGTATGGTAAAAAATTACCTTCAACTATAGAGTTAAAGGAAATGTTAAAAGAGATTAAAGATATTGAATTACCTTTAAAAAATAATTAAGGAGGTAATATTATGCCAATAGCTAAGAACGCGGCTGAATTTTATGGTATTTTTAATGAGCCTGTTCATAAAGCGGTTGAATATGTTATGGATAATATATTAACCAATTATAAACATCTTATTAATCAGATTGTTTACGGAAGAAGCCCAGAAGAATATGAAAGAACATATGAATTTCTTGAATCTTGGGAAGCTAAATCCAATAAAACAAGACAGGGTGCAGTAGGAGAAATGAGTCAAAATGTATCTTTTATGAGTTATAATCCAGAAGCTTTTCAGCATGGAAGTTTATACACTTCTTATGGAGATGTAAGAGATGAATTGGCAGGAATTATTTATCAGGGATTAGGAGGGAATTTGTTTGGAGATGGTTGGTGGACTAATCCTCGTGACCCTTGGACACCATTAATTCAGCAATTAAATGAAGGGAAGAAGCTAAGAGAGTGGTTTATTGAAGGAATGGAAAGACAAGGAATACAATGTCGTTCTGTAGGTGTAGGCCATAATATTAGTTCGTTTTGGTAAAAGAATTATGAAAAATGTAATATTAGGTTTAGATATGAGTACCCTTTCTTCTGGGTACTCTGTTTTTGATTCCAAGAAAAAGTTAGTGGATTATGGAGTTTGGAAACAAGACAAGAAAGTTTTATGGAGAGACAGATGTATAAATATGGGGAATGAACTATCTAAATTAATAGATGTTTGTTCCCCTTCTTTGATTTATTGTGAAGATACTATTCTTAATGGTGAGTGTGGTGGCAATGTTCAAACAGTTAAAATGCTTTCTGTATTACAAGGAATTGTTTTAGGTGTTTCTAATGTTCATGGAGTAGAAATAAAATTCCTTATGCCGTCTACATGGCGCAAAGATTTAGGAGTGTATGATGGAACAAGAGAAGGAACTAAACGTCCTATGATGAAATATAAAACAATTCAAGTAGTAAATCAAATTTATGGACTTAATTTATTTTATAATTTAAATATACCTAAGTCTGTAAAGAATCAAGATGATATAGGAGATGCTATTGGCATAGTACATTCTCAGCTTTTCCCAGTTGAAAATGTAAATGTAAAGAAAGGAATGGGGAGAAAAGCCAAAACAAAATAAAAAGGAGTGAGTTATTGTGGCTTTAAATAGTAGTAATTTTCAAATTTTGGTTGCGGCTACATTAGATGCCGCTAATATACAAAAACAGTTAGATACAATCTCTAAAAGGTATAAAACAATAAAGATTAATTTAGATGTGGATACAACATCTTTAAATAATGCCACTAACTCATTAAATAATTGTAAACAGTCTATTACAGAAACAGGAAAAGCGGCACAAAATACTTCTCAAAGTATTGGTGATATTATAAGTAAAGTAACTAAATTTGGTGCGGCTACTTTAGTT